GTCCCCGCTGCGGTTACTGTTTGGTTTGGAGAAACACTGCCGTCAGCAAAGATCGCTACGCTTTCCCCGATCAAGTGATGCAGTCCTGGGATTAGGGTAATCTCCTTTCTCGCTTTTCCTCCTGTTATATAGGCGCCAAACCCTGTCCCATCGGTATCCACCGGGGTCGCAGCCGTAGACTGGAGCTCAAATGTATTAGTAGTAACGCTTGCAACTGTATAGCGATTGCCATTAAGATCGGTCATCCCAGCTTCATCGCCCAACCCTGTAAAGTCGGACAACTGAACCACATCGCCATTGCTAAAGCCATGACTCGCTGAGGTGATAACAACTGGATCCGCTTGCGTAGCAGCGGTCACCGTTTTCGGATCGTCATGCGTCACCCCGCAATCAACAAAAAAAGCATCCCGAACATCGGTGAATTGCCTTGAATGCAAGCGCTCGATAAACCTTCGGTCCACGTTGTTGATCTTGCGCTTAATAACCGCGTAGGTCATTTGTTCATCGCTCGATTCGGGAATCACCGCAACCGATTCGAACTCGCCGTCTGTAGAATGCTGGTGCCAGCCGAGCACATCGGGTTTCTGCCCTGAAAGATAAGTTAACCCGACCATCTTGCCGTCTGATCTGACCATCCAGATAATCGAATGCGGTACAGGGGAATAACCCCAGTCTACCGTCGAATAAGAATCGAATAGGTGAGGGGCCACGATAGAGATATCCCTGGGCTTGTATTTGTCGTTCTCGAAAGAGTAGTTCATGTCGTAGCAATGTCCACCCTGAGCCGCCAGAAATAAAATGGCATCTCCTGAGACTATCGGTCTCATCGCTGAAGCGCCAATATAACTCTGCGGCCTTAACCCAATAGTACCTGGCGTCAGTGCGTCCGAGTTTTGCGTGTAGAGTTTCCATTCAGTCGCGGCGGTAAAGATAATCAAGTCATCCAACGCCACTAAGTTACGGATGCGGTTGAATTGTCTGGAAGCCAGGGAGAACTGGATCGAATCGTCGTCCTGGGAGGGGATCGATTTAGAGAGGTTGGATTCCGTTCCTCCCCTGGACATCCAGGTTGTTTGTGGATAATTATTAGTTGCGGCAAACACCCGCCTTTGATCGTGGTAGCTGACCGTGGCTGGATAATTGTCAGACCCTGTAAACGGCGTCTGATTCTCAGGCGGCGACGTCAATAAGTCTGGGGTGATGTTATCGTCATCAAAGGAAGTATCAGGCGTCTGCCCAATATAACCATGTACCCCATTCTTGTCCTTGTAGATGTTGTACCTGGTCGCCCCGGTAACAGCACCCCAACTGACCGTATTCTTATTAGAGCCCGACGATAAATCATTAGTCGCTGACACTTCTGAGGACGCGACCGATTCCTCTAGGATAGTTTCCTCGACAGCCGTCACCACATATTTATTGACGATAGTCCCAGAAGAAGGAGAACTAGATACCGCTACGCTTCCTGGCGCCGCTATTGACGGAGCAAACGTAATCGTTGTAAAAGCCCAGCTAGTAGCCCCAGACCGGCGTAATTCCCTGGGCGCGTAAGATGGGTGCACCAAGGTCAAAACATCAGCGCTTTGTTCATAGTTAATCGAGAAAAGATCCGCAGCTGCAAAAGGAGAGACCACGGTGTAAACTCTGGCCGCTGTCCCAGCAGAACCGTAAGCGGTATATGCAGTGGAATTGACGTTGTTCCCCTGGAGATCGGTGATCTCAAAAGTATTAGTTGTTTTGTTGGCGATCTTAAAATATCTACCGTTGAGCTCGGTCATGCCGACTACACTAGATATATAACACTCCTCGCCGTCCAGGAATCCGTGCGCCGTTGCGGTGATAACACAAGGGTTTGCCTGGGTAGCCCCGGATATAGTTTTATTCGCTTCAAGTACCGTCCCACCCTCGGTATGGATCCGCATGTACGCGTCACCAAATTCAAGGGCATAAGCCTGGTCGGTATTGAATACAAAGGGGAGCATGCGAACCGCGCTAGTCCCTCCATCTTTGCATTCCTTGATAAACTGAAACCCTGGGCGATTGACCGCAGGACCACTAGGAAGAGGGTAGAAGTTTGAGCACTTGGCAAGTCCTGTCTGGTAGTGGTTAAGATCGATACGCCCCAATATCTCCGGCGCGATTTCGCCTCCACCAAAAGACCTCTGGTGTATTTTAGTCCCCATTTAAGTACCAGCCAATCGAGCCTGGATGCCGCTCGGTTTGTAGGTTTTTAGATTGACGTCAGTTCTGCCGTCCTTACGCCCTACGTTGTCAATGTTCTTCGCTTTACCCAAGACCATCAGGTATTGTTCGTAGGTAGCTTTCTTGATATCCGGGTTTCTGGTGATGGGGACAGAGAGATAAGACGCTAACAACCAGGACAGTGCGTGCACAAATACCGGCGGGAATTTAGTCGTATCAGTGATTCCTGTCGTATACCAAAGCTCGGCATCATCCGTATCGGTGAGCAGAATAGTCCCATGGGTGCCATGCGACTCAATAGCAAACCTGATTGGCGTATCGTAACTTTCGGTTACCACTTGCCTGGCAACCAGGTAGGGGTTGGGAACCGTGTACCAGTAAGTCCAACCAGAAGGCGCGGTTCCTGATATTTCCGCTAACAGCTGCCGTCGCTTCGCAAAACCCCAGTCATTCTCGGACAAGCATTCGTCCCTGGCGATCGGGTAAAACTTAGCGCATTGGGCTGCTTGAGCGCTGCCATCAGGGGGGCTGATCGCAGAGATTTCTGCGGGATCCCCAATATGACCTAGCGCTAGATTACAAATGGAGACCTCGGTTGCCATCTATCTTCTCCTTTTTGGTTTACTCTTTGCTTTTGTTGGCTTGTCCTCCGGTTCTGCAACTGCGACAGGGCTTGATTCCCCGACCGGCTCTTCCCAGGCGTCTTTAACGACAGGCATCAGATTGCCACCCGCTTTAGTCCCTTCTATCTTGGACGTAAACGGCATCGCTGATCTAGGCGGCGGTAGAGGGTCATCCACGCCGATCATCCAGGACCCTCTTTCGGATTCATTGTCAATCTCGAACACATCTCCAGGGCGTCGTCTAACTCCCCCGAAATATCCAAGTATCTTTGCTTTTACTTTCACAAGTCCACCTCACACAAAAAGTTGAAAAGGTGAAGTGGCGGGGGAAGGAGGAGGAATCCCCCACCACCTCTGAGGGCAGACGCTAGATAGCGTCAGCGTATGATGCCCAGCTATATGCCTCTTGATCTGATAGATAAGCGTCTACCGTGATCGTTGGCGATGTGCCGGCTAAAACGTACTCAACTCCGATATACCGCAAGACTCCTTCCATCGGAACAGCCATCGAGAAATTGTACCCAGCAACAAGTGTAGTGGCGACAATAGCGCGAGAAGCTAAAACGGTTCCCAAAGAAGTAGCCGCCCCTGTAGCAACACCAAAGGTGTAAGTTTCATCACTAGAGGTAAAGTCAGCTGCGACGGTTACATTAAAATGCACATACATCGGACGACCCGCACCAACCTGACGCGCAGTCTGAGTGAGGTCAACGACATTTGTAGAATCCGCTGATGCCGTAAGGGCCTGTGCGGACGACAGTTCTAATCTTGCATCTACTAAGCTCATAATTGATCTCCTAAAGAGAGTTAATTTTTATATTAATATCCATCCACCAATTAGGAGATGGTAGCTTCTGTACTGGTTAACATGTCGCACCGGCGAACTGGAATGCCATCAAATGACATAACATGCTTCCCACCAACCTGGTCCATCGTAAGATTGACATTGGTTGTGTTGGCAATCTGCCGACGCAATACTGAACGCAGTCCGCGATTCATATAGAACGCTGGTCGCCCAGATGACTGATTAGGCAGAAGCTCTATAGCTTGAGCCATAAGGTCGGTAACATCTGCTGAAGAACCAGACTTATCGCCGGTCAACGCGGACTGATCGATGTTACAGATACGAACTACATATCTCCAGTCTCGAACAGATAGACCACAATCCCATCGGTAATGTGAACGGTAGGCTTCATAACGGCCACCATTACTACCATCGGAATCTTCAATGGTCACTTGTCCCTTGTCATTGAACTGGAGCCCTGCTTTCGATCCCTTTGGATAGATACCGTGGACCGTGTTAGCGCCCCAGGAGATCAACCAAATTGAGTTGTTATCAGCACCAGATCCGCCGCCTAAGATAATGTTATCCGCGTTGGCTGGACCGGAGTTATCGTTAAAGCGAGGTGCGAATCCGGTAAACTCTTCCGGCGCCGTGCCTTCATTTCCATACATCAGGGTAGCTGCAAACTCCTGACTCATCCCTTCGATGTGGGCTTTGTCTTCCGTCATTCTAAATGCCGCCGAATTGCCGTTAAGGTCAGCCAAGGCTTTGTCGATTTCTGCATAAGCCTCTAGCATACCGGTTGTATCGGTGACTTGGACGTTGGTTGACTTGGTCGGTTGAACGCCGCCATACAACTTACGCCAGGTCGGTGCTGGCAAACCCGCTCGAATCGTGGTTCTGTGACCGGTAGGCAAGTTGCCTTCGACCCAGACCATGTCTTCGAGAATTTCATTCGTTTCATTAAGAATCTCAACTATAGTTGCGATCTTGCCATCTGGATCCGTCGCCTTCGCAACGTCGGCAAGGGTTGGATGAGTGACTGCTAATGTAGCCATAATTCAATATCCTTTACTAAAAGGTTTAATGTTCAAACCTCCAGGAATTGAATAAGTCGCTATCCGTTGTAGTCCTACCAACTAACATCCTGTCAACGCGGGCCATCCATGGCCTTGATAGGACTTATCCTTACTGGAGCATTATTTAGTTTTTGCCGACTAGGTTATTTCCCCTGGTCGGGATACAACGTCTCGGCCTGAGTCTTCTTCGATGTAGGAGGAACCAAAGTCCCAGTCACATACGAATCTGCGCTCATAGCTTTGTTGATACGGTGAAAAACTCGAATCATCGCAGGATGATTCCCCCAGCCACTCTCACCCATCAGCACTTCCATCTCGCTCATTTGCTGACCTTTCATTGGGCCTTCCTTATGCAGTACGGCTTTACCATTTGCATCTTTGGCGGGCTCGCTGAAAGAGTTCATGGCTTTCCTGGCACCAGAAAGGTTTTCCTGCAAATCATTCCCGCCAAATTCCTTGTCGGTCCTGGTCGCAGCAGCCCACTCCTGGTACACGTTTTCTTGAGCTTCATTTCCCTGGTCGCGTACTTTGCCCATCAACTCGAAATGTTTGTCCACGGCTTTTTGTGCATTAGCCTGGTCAAGTCCCAAGTCTTTGGCGAATGACGTAACGTCGGTCGCTTGCTCGTCGTTCATGGAAAACCCTTCAGGGATAACGAAAGGTTCGTACCCTTGGGCGTCTTGCTGGGGTTGGCTTTCACCGGTCTCACTTGAAGCGGGACTCTCTTGGGTTTCTGCCGATTCCGCTGTAGCCTCAGCCGTTGCGGTTGTTTCCTGTTCTTCGCTCATAAAAATCTCCTATTATGTTTCTAACTCCATCGTGCGACGCATCCGCAATGTCTCTATAAATACTGAGACCCATTGATCGCCGCCCCTCCTTAAAAGCCGTTTCGCTTGCGTTATTGCAGTAGGACAGATTGAAAGTCCCGCATCGTTCCAGAAGGCGGAGTATGTATCCGCGCCCACTAGCTGTCGCAAGCACCTGGCGTAAATCATCGATTTCCTGGTCGCGCTTTGATTTACTTTCATCTTGCTTTTTCTTCCTGGTATCAGGATCGTATTGAGTCATAACTGAGTGAATTGTTGCGCCACATCAGTTAGTAAACTCTTGTCCTCAGTTTTGGTGTCGCCCATTGTCTTGGCCGTATTCGCGACCTCTGCCATCTGCGCCGCTTGCTGCATTTGTTGTTGCTCTTTCTCTCGATCCTCTCGAATGATGGCGACTTGTTCGTTAGCGATAATCACATCCGTTGAAACGCCCAACATCTGGCTGTATTCATCGACGATCTTGTCGGAATCCAGCTTATCGATAACATCCGGCTTGACCTGAGCCATCGTTCCTACCGTCCCAATCATGCGGTCCAATGCAGATATTCCAATTGCCTTCTGCGCCTGGGCTAACATGGAAACGTATTCAACTCGAATATCCATCCCCAGCATTTCTTCTGGCGGCGCACGGAATAATCCCTCTTGCAGCGCAACCGAAAAAGCATTATCAATAAGCGGATCCAGCACTTCGTTCTGGCTTCGTTCTAGGACTGGTCCCAATACCAGCAGCTTTTCTTCGTGCTTGCGCTCCACCTCGGTCGCCGTAATCTGGCGCCTGTCGGATTGCGAGATCATCTGGAATAGATCGACAAAGAAGGCAGAGTTTATCCTGCCGCGAACATCCATAATGTCTTCGAGTAAATGTTGAA